TGTCTCATGCCAAATTTTATACAGACGATTACTCTTATCTAGTTCATGTAGATCTGGTTTCTGATGAAATAGACATACAGAATAGTCTGGTTGGTATTGTAGATATGGTTTCATACCATTTACCCAGTAATGTGACGGTTTAGATCCCTCGCGGTATGAGTAGAATACTTTTGGTAAAGATGTCGGACGTAATCCATTAACATGATACCAGTAGTCAGTCCCCCTATAATTACGGACTATATTTTTCCAATCAGACTCCCACTTGTCATAGATCCAAGTGATGTCTTTCCATACCATTACACTGGTGTTAATGATTGACTCACCGGGATGTTTTAATCTAAAAATCTTTCCTTTCCAGGGACATTCTATTGCTGCCCAGTCTGCATCATGCTCCAGTATAGGTGTGATGTCTCCCTGTATGACCATATCAAGGTCAAAGTAAACTTTCTTCTGATACTTTTTGATTTCTTCGCGACCAAATATCTCAATCTTACTCCATGTAGGCCACCATCCTTCCGAAGATCTAGGTAGCATGATATAACAAATGACCCCAGGATCTAATTCCGTAGGGTCATCTGTAAAGCATATGAAGTCATCATCAGTGTACTTTCTTACCGCCTTGTATAGGTTATTAACATAGTCTGGAGAATATGCATCACCAATCTTTAAGCAGATAATACAGTTCATCAGATAATAAATCGTGCTCTCGAAGTACGCTTCAGATAGTTTAGGTTGGTAGCATTACACTTAAGTTTTTCCTTAAGTGGTTTAGAAATGAGTTTGGTTACGTTCTCAATCTCAATTTTGTTCTCGTCACAGTAATGACAGATTGCCTCGATGTAATTCATCCCAGCATTGTCCTTTACCAGTTGCTCAATGTCATTAGAAAACTTGTCTTGACATAGGAATTTGCTTTTGATGATAGACTTAACTTCACTTTTGGATTTCATTTAGTTTGTCCTCTACGAACTTTTGGATGTACTGAACTAATAGTTTCATATAAGTCATTTTATCATACTCTTCGTAAACTTTTACCTCACCATTCGCACATGTCATAATGATGACGAGTTTCTTTACTGGAATACCTGTAAGTTCATAGAACATGCAACCATATGCTGCTGCCTGAACAAAGTAATTCTCAATCCAATCTCTTGGTTTGGGTTTCTCTGCGGTCTTAAAGTCAATGATTGCTAACTCAGGTTCACCTGACTCACCAGTATACTCTGCTATACAATCAACCGTCCCCGCTACACCTAACTCTTTGCTGTAGAGTGATTCCTCTAGGGCGTAGATCCTATTTATATTGCCAAGGGCTTTCTTCGCCTGAAGGAAAAGCATCTTGGGTCCAGGTTGCTCAAAGTCAACCTCTTTATTAAGTAGGTGTGTCTCAATTAGTTCGTGTGTTTGAGTGCCTCGTGTGGTAGCTCGCTTTGAGATACGATTCGCTTCCTCGTTTCCAACACGAGCACGCCACTTCTTAAAAATCTCCTTATTATAATGGGAGGTCACCGAGGTGATAGACACCATCGGATGATCCTCTACAGTATAATATCTTACCCCATCAATAGTCTTCCTTCTCAGTTTAGGAAGATCAATATTAACATGTTCAAACATTAAAATCCAAGTGCAATCTTATTAAGAATGTAACTCTTAACTAGACCAGATCTCACAATGTCATCAACACCGAACTCGATAGATTCGAACTCTGGCATTGCAGCAAGGATCTTCATAAAGTCAAGGATACCATTACGTTCGTTTGTCTTGACAAGATCCGTCTGAGCAGAATCACCGCAGAAATGGATCTTACAATTCTCACCAACTCTTGTTATTATACTATCAAGTTCATGAAAATTCAAGTTCTGTGCTTCATCAACGATAAGAATACAATCATCTAGTGTAGTACCCCGGATGAAACTGGTAGACCAAAACTTAATAGACTCCTGTGTCTTCAGGTTACCCCACAGCATATCAAAGTCATTGTCCGTAGGCAACTCGAACATGTATTTGACCATGTTCTTATAAGGAATCTGATAAAGAGATGCTTTATCTTCGTGGTCACCTGGTAGGAAACCAATCTCCCTTGTAGATACTAGAGATCTTACAATAACAACACGAGTATATGGTGTAAGAGGATTGAGAACTTCCTTCAGTGCCAGATAAAGCATGATGAAAGTTTTACCTGTACCAGCAGCACCGTAAGCATAGACGTTTTTGTCTTCATTATAAGCATCAAACACTCTGGTTTGATTTTCTGTTAACGGTTCAATGTCAACCATCATGTCTGCATTGAAAGGTTTCTTTCTCTGCATTTGCTTAGAGGACATCCCCGCACCAACTTGTGTGGAAGTTTTCTTCTTTCTTGCTGGCATATCAAAAGTGTGTGGTTTTCTGTGCTTTTACTTTAGATCCTGGAGTTTTGCTTACCTTATGAAGAACTTCATTCCACCCACCATCAGTTTTACTATAGCAATCTCCCGTACCAGAGACAGCACCGGCACATCCTTGCGACCAGTCTTTATCCCAGTCAGGATTATCTTTTCTCCACTGATCATACGACACCATAGTCATAGACAACTCTTTAGTTTCACCAGTTTTGAGATTTTTTACGGGATACGAAGGCATAATAATGATGATGTTTGAGTATTTAGAAAAACCCTATGGGCAATTTTTTACCGGAGAATTTTCCCCAGTTTTTATGGAATTAAAAAACGATTTTGTTTTTCTTAGTGCTCTGCATGGCAGCACTCATGTACAATGGTTTGGCGGTACACATATTACATATATCTTCTGCCTTTAGATTGTTGTCACAGAACTCTGAGAGTTCCTCATCACTACAGTCAACAGGCAGACCACCACCAAGATATCGTTGCCACTCCTCATCATCTGATTGATCGGTGGCATATAAAAGTTGTTCTAAGAAAGCAGAGTTAGGACACTTCCACAACTTACCCTTCCACAACTGTGTGTTAGGGCAACTACATTCCTTAAAACTTCGTTCAGGATCATTGTGTTTATATGGATGAACCTTTCCATCATTGGTATGTTTGATTGATGTAAACCACTGATCCATACCCTGTCGATGGTCAGTGGTAACCAACTGATTGGTTCGTATCTTGTTTACGATAGGTACAACCTCATCGACGTGAACACTAATCCTCAACCGCATACTGGGATTGTTCTCCAGGTCCTCTACAATCCAATCCATATTCTGTTCTAAGAGAATACCGTTAGAGTAAAGGTACACTGGGTGATCATATTCCAGACAAGCATGAACAAGTTCCCGGCATCTGGGGTTGAGAAGTGGTTCTCCACCAATGATAGACACTCGATCAAGAGAAACTCTAGGTAAGATAGTATGAATATCTTTGAGTAACTGATCGGTATCAATCTTGCTCCCAGGAGCAAAGTAATTACTAAAATGATTACATCCTTTACAGTTTAGGTTACACCCAACCGTAGCACTGATGTCAATAAGACTTAATTTTGGGAGCATAATAGGATAGGTATGCTGAACCGATTGCTGTGCCTCCATCATGTGACACAGGCTCAGCGTAAAATTTTACATCGGGGAATGCTTTGGTCAACTTATAGTTTACCACACAATTGAGAAAACATCCACCCGTCAACACGACATTCTTTTGCTTGGTGGTTGACAGTGCCTTCTCGACCAACTCAACTGACCTATCTTCCCACTCCTTCTGGACGCGGCTAGCATCAGGGTGAGTATTGTATGGGGCGAGACCCATTACCTTTCCTGCCTCACACTCACCCAACTCTAATGACTCCGCTACAGCATCAAACTCTTTACCAATACCCCAAGTAGCATACTCTCCTGAGTTATCTTCTTTGTAGGTGTTGTATTCTTTGTGCTTTACCTTCCAGTGGAAGCGACGACCTGTCTTACAGTGAAAGATAGTCTCACACTCGTCACCCTTATCAGAGTTCGATCCACTACTATCAACAACAATCACTGCCGCCTCCTCAAACCCAGAGTTATAAAAACCACAGGCAGCATGAGTTAGGTGATGTCTATCCCGGCAATCTACCTTCGCAGCATCAGGAAAACGACGTTTGATCTTTGAGATACACTTTGTAGAGTGCATCGTCTTGCTTCCGATGTTCCAGTAAGCATCAGCAATAGCGACAGCATCAATGTTGTCTACCATATCCAATAACTTACTGACATCAGAGTCTCTTTTGACTCTAGTAACACGTTCTGCTTCCAAATAAAAATCTACCTGCCCGTCTTCGACGACGCAGATAGATCCGTTATTCGATAAATTTACTCCAAGGATTCGCATTTCTTTATCATACGATTGATCTCTGGAAACCATAGCACCTTGATATCAGAACGTTCGAACGTGTCGATAGCATCCTCAGGTGTCTCAACCAACGGTTCCCCTGCTAGGTTGAATGAAGTATTTAACACCATTGGTATCTTAGTATACTTGTAAAACTCAGAGATCATCTCATAATAATGAGGGTTGATTTTCTTTGTCACAGTCTGGATCCTACAGGTGTAGTCAACATGTAGAACAGCAGGAATCTTATTTCTAACCTCTTCCTTTGCTTCTACCGCATACATCATCTCCCTTGAGTGATCCAAGGTTGACATATCAAACCAGTCAGCAGCGTGTTCTTCCAAAACACTAGCAGCAAAAGGTCTGAACTTCTCACGGTTCTTTACTGTGTTCACTCTGTCGGGTCCCAGACCATCCCGAGGATCGTATAGGATACTTCGGTTACCTAGTGCCCTAGGACCTGCCTCAGAGCGTCCCTGATAGATTGCTACGATCTCTTGCTGGAAGATGTAAGTAGCAATCTCTTGTGGGGTTACCCTAGCTCTTT